AATGCTTATGTGATTGTAGAATCAAATGACCAAGGTGCTGTAGTCTGTAATGGATTATATTATGATTTAGAATATGAAAATATGTTTGTTGAGTCATCAGTAAAAGCTGCTGGAATTGGCGCAACAATGACGCGAAGGGTAAAACGTATTGGATGTTCTACAATAAAAGACTTTATCGAACAAGGTAAATTAAAAATTGTAGACCAACAAACGATTATCGAAATGAGTACTTTTGTTTCAAGAGGTAAAACCTTTATGGCTATAGCACCGAACCATGATGATTTAATGATGAACTTAGTTTTGTTTTCATGGTTTGCAACAACAGATATATTCAGGTCTTTAACAGATATTGATATGAAAGAAATGTTGTACAAAGAAAGATTAAAAGAAATACAAGATGATATGCTTCCTGTTGGTTATTTAGGTGATAATAATGAAGAGCATAAATATACTAAAGACAAAGACGGAACTATATGGTTCGAGGAAGATACTAATTTAATTAACTGGTAAGATGCAAAACTTTAACGAATGGCAAGAAGCGGTAAACAATCCGGTAGTTGAAAAGAAGGTATTTGAAAAAGATCCTTCTAAACTACATTGTATTGTACTTGGTCTTGGTGAAGAAGAAGGAACATTTGCAGATATAGTTAGTAAGATAACTAAAAAGCGTGGAATGAAATTTACGCTAATTAATGTAGAAGAAGCTTATATAGCAAACGCCGATGTAGATTTAGGTTCTGTTCTTTTCCATAATTACGATGGAGAAGACGGAGAAATAGAAATATCTAGAGAAAACTCTATTGTATTTGTAAGAGCCGGTGCAATACAGAGTTTAACTTCTCAAGCATTAGTATCTACATTAGGAACATACGGATTCTTTATGGTAAATGATTTAGAATCTATGATGTTATGTGATAACAAAATGTCAAATGTAATTGCATTGGACCGTAATAATATACCTACACCTAAATCTTCTGTAATAACAAATGTTAAATCTATAGAAAGCGCACACAAAAAAATAGGAAATAAATTTCCAGTAGTTATAAAAACACTAACTGGTACACAAGGTATTGGTGTTGCTATAGCAGAAAGTAAACAATCACTAGTTTCTGTTTGTCAAGCCTTATGGAAATACGATGCACAATTACTAATCCAAGAATACTTACCTATAAAATCAGATATAAGAACATTAGTTGTAAATGGTAAGATATTAGGATCGGCAGAACGTATTAAACAAGATAATAAAGAATTTAGAAATAATGTTCACTTAGGTGCTAAAACTATCCCATATAAACTATCGGATGAAGAAAAAGAACTTGTTAAGCAGTCCGCACGTGCGACTGGCGCACTATATTGTGGTGTTGACCACTGTAAAGTTGCAAATAATTTTTATGTATTAGAGATAAATGGTTCACCAGGTATTCGTTCCCACTTTAACGGATATGATTTAGAAGATGAAAAATCTTTAGGAAAAATTAGCGATGCACAGATATTAGAAAATATTGTAGATTACTTTACACATGAATTACATAGAAAACCATTATATAGAACAGAGAGTGGTTATATAGAAAGATTAACAATAGAAGGATTAGAACATCCAATCCGTGCTAAATTTGATACAGGAAATGGAACAAATGCTTCTATGCTACATGTAGATAAATTAAAAATAGATGGTGATACAGCTATATGGGAAAAGAATGGTTCCAAATTTACATCAAATATAGTAGATGTTTCAATAGCTAGAAGATTGCCAACTGTACAAGAAAAAAGACCCGTTGTAGAAATGACGGTTAATTTTAATAATAAAGCATATCCAAATACAAGAATAGGTTTAACTACAACCGATTCTGCTTCGGAAATGTTAGTAAATAGAGAGTTAATGACCACATTTAAGATCGCAGTTAATCCAAATAGAAGGTTTATATTGTCCGATCATGTTGGTAAAGAAGACGATACCGACACTTAGAAAGATAGAAATCATAAATAAAAGTATTGAATATAACCGTATTATGAAACTTATAAACTAACTCACAACAACAAATGAGAGGATAAAGCGATGGCATTTCAAGTATCACCAGGCGTCCAGGTAAAAGAAATAGACGCAACGAATGTAATCCCAGCAGTATCTACCAGCATTGGTGGATTTGTAGGTTCATTCAACTGGGGTCCAGCAGGCGAAATTTGTACAGTAGGTTCTGAATCAGAATTAGCTGAGAAATTTGGCACTCCAGACGACAATACAGCGAAATATTTTCTTACAGCAGCGGCATTCCTAAAATATGGTAACGCGCTGAAAGTTGTACGTGCAGTCACAGGTCATGATAATGCGACCGCGGACGGTACTGGACAACTTATTAAGAACGAAGATGATTATGATAATAACTACTCAAATGGTTCGTTGAATAAAGGTATATGGGCGGCTAAGTACCCAGGTTCATTAGGAAATAGCTTAAAGGTTTCTATGATTTCGCAAGGAATCAGCAACTTTTCAGCATGGCCTTTTGCAGGAGAATTCGATGGAGCTCCTGGTACATCTGATTACGCAGTCAACTTAGGTAAAGCCAATTATAACGACGAATTACACGTAGCAGTTATTGACGAAGACGGATTATGGACAGGTACAGCTGGTACAGTCCTAGAAACATTCGCCTTTGTATCTCAAGCGGCTGATGCGAAGAAGACTGATGGAACTACTAACTATTATAAAGATGTGATTAATGCACAATCTGAATATATTTGGTGGTCCGATCACGATTCTACAAATCTAACAAACGCTGGAGAAACATTAGCATCCAGAAGCTCAGCATTTGACACACACGCATCAGCTATAGACCATAGCTTAAGTGGTGGTTCAGACGATAATACACCAACAGCCGGTGAAATCGCATTAGGTTATGACCTATTCGAAGACGCTGAAACTGTTGATGTTAACTTATTGTTTGCATGTCCAGATGCTAACGGACAAGAAACAATTGCAGAAGACTTAATCTCTATTGCAGAAGCAAGAAAAGATTTAGTTGCATTTGTATCACCTCCGATAGAAGACACAGTAGGAAGTTCTTCACCAGCAACAGACGTTATGGCGTTTGCAAATGGTTTAACTAGTTCTTCATACGCAGTCTGTGATTCATCCGCACTATACGTATATGACAAATACAACGATGTATTTAGATATATTGGTGCAGCTGGTCACGTAGCGGGCTTATGTGCTAATACTGATAGAGTGGCAGATGCATGGTTCTCACCAGCAGGTGTTAACCGAGGCCAACTATTAGGCGCAACAAAATTAGCTTTCAATCCTAAAAAAGCAGATAGAGATACACTATATAAAGGACGTGTTAATCCTTTAGTATCTTTCCCTGGAGAAGGTATGATGTTATTTGGAGATAAAACTCTACTTAGCAGACCTTCCGCTTTTGATAGGATTAACGTCAGAAGGTTATTCATTGTATTAGAAAAAGCTATAGCAACAGCTGCTAAAGCACAACTTTTCGAATTCAACGATGAATTTACAAGAGCTCAATTCAGAAACTTAGTTGAGCCATTCTTAAGAGACGTTAAAGGGCGTAGAGGTATTACAGATTTCCAAGTAATTTGTGACACAACTAATAACACAGGTCAAGTAATAGATTCAAATAGATTCGTAGCAGACATATTCATTAAGCCTGCAAGGTCTATTAACTTTATTACTTTGAACTTCATTGCAACAAGAACCGGGGTGGAATTCTCCGAGATCGCAGGAGTATAGGGGGTAAAACATGGCAATTTTAGGAGTAGATGATTTTAAATCTAAACTAGTTGGCGGTGGTGCACGTGGAAACTTATTCAAGTGTACTGTTAACTTCCCAGGATACGCGGGAGGAGACGTTGAACTTACATCATTTATGTGTAAGGCGGGTTCTTTCCCAGCATCGATTGTAGCACCTGTAGAAGTTCCGTTCAGAGGAAGAAAACTTCAGATAGCTGGAGATAGGTCTTTTGAACCATGGACTATTACGGTTATCAACGATGTCGGTTTCGAAGTTAGAGACGCTTTCGAAAGATGGAGTAATGGTATTAATGGTCACAATTCTAACAGTGGGCTAAGTAATCCTACAGACTATCAAGCTGACGGTGTTATCGAACAACTTGATAAAGAAGGAAACGTAACCAAGAGTATTGATATTCGAGGAATGTGGCCTTCTAACATTTCAGCAATTGAGGTTGCCTATGACCAGGAAAACACAATTGAAGAATTCACTGTAGAGCTACAAATGCAATACTGGGAGTCAAATACCACTAGCTAAAACTAGGATAAATATATTAGAGGGGGAAAGAAATTTCCCCCGATAATATTAGGAATAAATAATAATATGGCAGAATTTTTCGGATTCGAAATAAATAGAAAGGGACAGGAAAAAGAAAAACCTAAAGTTTCTTTCGTACCAAATACGGATGAAGACGGCGCTGGTGTAATAACCACGGGCGGTCATTTTGGTGCTTATTTAGATTTAGACGGAGACAAAGCAAAAAGTGAAGTCGACTTAATTATGAAATATCGTGATATTGCTGCACAGCCAGAGTGTGACGCAGCAGTAGAAGATATTGTAAATGAAGCAATCGTTGGAGACCATGATGATGTTCCAATCGATATAGTATTAGATAAAGTAGAAGCTTCAGATAAAAT